ACTCAGCCAGTTCTTTTACAGTCAAAAATCTTTTTTCTGTTCTTTCATCATTCTGCTGCATCATTCTTTTCTTCTCCTTCTTTCTTGCTTTCGCAATTTAATGCTTTTTCAATCATGGCTTCCAGTTCTTCGCACAAATGCTGAATCTGTCCTTGTAGATTCGCGGCAATCCCGATGTAGCCAGACAACCGATGCCATCCAGTTTTTAAATACAGAAGCATGTCCTCGTTCATGCCGTTCCCGAAATACTCCTCCGCTAAATCACGCAGCAGCATTTCACATTGTTCTGCCAGCTCGTCCACCAATGTTGTTGTACACTCAGCTTCGTGAACTACTTCACGCATGGCTTCCTGTTCCATATCGTTCCCCCTTTTTTATCATTATTGCCAGGCAACGATATAAGTATACTTATATTTTTAACAAAAGTCAATATCTTTTTTTATATTTTTAATAATTATTTTTCTCCATCCATGTATTTCTGTATTGCGGCTTTTATCGTCTTGCTTACTGTTTGCTGATTATCAAGAAATTCTATCATTTTAGATTCCGTCTCTGATTTTCTGTTCAACTTGATGCTATATACTTTCGTGTTTTCAGCGTCATACTTCGCAACAGCACGTCTTTGAGCATCACTCGTCTTCGGCATTGTACAACCTCCAATCAAATGCTTCCATATAAGTATACCACAAAATCCATTACAAATAAAAGCAAGAAAATTTGGTTCTTGTTACGCCTTTTTGAAAAAGAAATAAAAAATGACCGCCACCGACCAAGTTGTGCGGTCATATCTTTTTTGAAAATGACTTTCCCCCACTTGCACCAGGAAGCCACTTTTCAAACCGTATCTTACCATGAATTGCTATGCCAGATCAATATATACAACTATACGCCTTTTTTGCTTTTTTTCGATTTTGAAAAGGGCCTTTTAGACTTGAGAATCCTCAGAGGGGTGATTGGTGTCGGTCCGCCGGTGGGGCTATCCCCGTCGGGTGGGTCCCTGCCGCGCTGCTGCTGGAGCTGCTGGAAAGGCCGTCCGGACGAGCGGAGCAGCGGAGCAGGACAGCCCAGGACCAGGACAGCAACTCCGGAGCAGTGGAGGACGGCAGGCGGAGGACACAAGCCCAGGACAGCGGACGCCGGACGGACAGAGCCGGAGCAGGACGAAAGACGAGCCCAGGACCAGGACAGACTGAGCAGGACGGGCGGAGGAAAAAACCGGAGGACATGCGGAGCAAAATTTATATAAAATCATGAAAAAATTTTATAAAAACTATTGACAAGTAAATGTAACTTATATATAATAGTTAATGTAAAGAGTAACCACTAACAACCAACCGGAGGAGGAAAGACAATGAAAGAAATCACAAGAAAGCAGCTCTCCATCCTGGAGGGTATCGCGTATTGGATCGCCGACAGATCATGGTTTATCGAACGCAACGGGACAGAAGATCCGGACTTCCAGAAATATGATTCAACTATCCGCAGCCTATTGAACGAGGCCGACGCTGAAAAAATAAGCTGGGCCGCACAGAACGCGGTGATTGTCTGGGCGGAGGACTGGAGGAGAGAACAGAGCCAGTATATCACCAACATGTTAGAAAAGCGCGGTTTTAAAATCAATTACGCCGCTTAACATCCGCCCGATGAGAGCCGGACGGCAACCGGCCGAAACGCCGCGAGGCGTCGCGGATAGCCCGCAAAAAATGAAGGAGGACGAAACAATGAAGACATTCACCACAAAACAAAGGGAAATCATCGAAGTAAACCTAAACGCATTCAAAGCAAATTGTAAAAGCTTCCGCATTGAAAAAGAACCTTACGGAAAAGGGTTTTATGTGTTTGTCCCAGCTACAAGTGATCAGTGGGTCCAATATTGTTATAACATCGATTATTTAAACGGTTGGCTTTATGGAGCAGTCCAGGCGAAGAATAAAATCATTAAAATGGACAACTAAAGAAGAATAATAAAAGCAGGAGGAAAAACACCATGGAAAATTACACCATTAAAAAGAATGACGCTTTCAACAGCATAGAAATAACATTCGCGCAAAAGCCATCAGAAGAAACAAGAAACGCGCTGAAAGCGCTCCGGTTCCGCTGGCACAGCGTCAAAAAGGTATGGTATGGATATACCACGGAAGAAGAAGTGCGGGCCGCCATTGACGGAAAGAAGCCAGAAAACAAAGCACAGAGCGAAACAGTAAAAGCTAACAAGTTCGGCGTAAAAGTGGGCGACATTTTTTACTCTTCTTGGGGATATGATCAGACAAACAATGATTTTTTTCAGGTCATCGCACTCGTCGGTGAAACATCTGTAAGAGTCCGAGAAGTAAACCCAGTTTGCGAAAAGTCCGACGCTGTATGCTGGGCGGCAGAAGATCGCGTTTTTAGCACAAACACAAATGGCAAGCTGCTTCCTCCGTCCAGTTTCTCGGTATTCATCAAGGACCAGGAAAAAGGGGATTTAAAGCGCCTGAAAAGCTATGCAGCAGACGGGAAAAGCAATCCGCAATTCTCAATCTCCAGCTATGCAGACGCCCACCTGTGCAGCGGCGAAACAATCAAAGTTTACGAAAGTTGGTACGCATAACCGGGGCCAGTTTCGCCCCGTTCTAAGGCACCGTTGCCGGATGTCCCAAGTACCGGATGAGAAAGCCAACCGAGGGGAACGGAAGAAACAAAGCACAGCAACATGAAAGAGGGTGTAAAACATTGAGTTGGTTCAACCGTGGCAAGGAAAGCACTCCTCCAGCCCTGCACAGCGTAAAACGCTGGAGGACGCCGGAAGGCGATGCTTATAACCTGTTTATTGACATCGCCAAACAGCACAACGTCCTGGTTGCTGGTGAGGTCGGCAGCGGTAAAAGTTGCGTTATCAACGGCATTATTCAAACAGTGCTGTATCATTCCCCGGCAAAGACAAAGTTGATTCTGATTGACCCGAAGCGGACAGAGCTTTTTCAGTGGCGGAACCTTCCGCACGTCCTCCGCTATGCGTCGGAGCAGTCCGAACAGATTGCCGCCTTGCAATATGCAATCGCCATTATGGACGAGCGCCTGGACGATATGCAGCGGCGCGGTCTGAAACTGTACGACGGGGCCGATATTTACATCATTATCGATGAGCTTGCGGACCTGCTCCTAACGAACAAAAAGCAAGCAAAACCCCTTTTGCAGCGTCTCCTTCAGCTTTCCAGGGCAAGCAAAATCCACGTTATCGCCGGTTCCCAATGTGTCAATGCTACCGTCATAAACACAGAGCTGCGCGTCAATATGACCGCCATCGTGGGACTAAGGACCGCGACAAAAGCTCATTCCCGCTTGCTGGTGGAACGTCCGGGTTGCGAACTGTTCCCAGACCCGCAACTGGAGCATAAAGCATACGGCTTTTACAAGCGGGGTTGTAAATGCGACCTGTACGAGCTGCCATATATCACGGACGAAGAGCAGCATCAAATGATTGACTGGTGGACCAGTAAAAAGTGTGTAGCATAAGGAGGAAAAGCAATGTCAAGCGCAGAAGTAATCCGCATTGAAACCAGGAAACAATTTATGAAAATGATCCGCAACTCATGGACCTGGGCAAGGTTGACAGAAGAAGAAGCCAAACGCTGTGAAAAAGTAATCAGCAAGTTTCCCTTGATTGCGTTTCGTGAAAAACGGCACATTTGGGACGCATTACACGAAGTATACGGCGCATTTCTGGAAGGAACAGGATATAAAGCAATCGGCTGGAGGGAACCAGCAACAGAAGAAGAAGCGCCGTTCTGATGGAGGGAAAACACAGTAACATCATCTTCTGCTTGCCATTAACAAAATTCTGATGTATCATAATCAAAGCGAAACAATGAGGAGGATATAACAATGATTAAAAATCTGCATCGTGAGGAAAACCGTTGGTTCTGGCGTACCGAAAACAATCAGGGTGTTTACTATACCGACAAAAACGGCCAGGGCATCTTCTATCAGTCCGACAGGACCGGAGAGGAGAAACAGTTGGTCGGCACCTGCCAGTTCTCCGCTTGTGAGACGGTCAGCGGGATGCGCCGGAAGCTGAACAAATTGTTCGATGGAATCACAGAAGATCCTGCAATGTTGAGGAACAGAGTATAACATGAGCCGAACAGAATACACATAGACCGCTCCATTCCGGGCGGTTTTTTCTGTCCAGGCATCCAGCTTCCGGCTCTGCTGGAGGGGCCGGAGCCGTCCGAAACCAACCGGAAAAGCCCCGTTCTGTCTGTGTCCTGCTGCGTTCTGTTTGTCATTTCCCATTTAATGCCGATTTTTTGCGTTTTAAGGCTGGCTTCTGCTTTACCCATAAACTTGTACCACCACAACGCGCAAGCCCTGATTTGAGCAGTTCTGATTCAACTGTGGAGGTTTTAGACACCGCTTGCCGTTCTGTTTCCGTTGTGCTGCTGGTTTTCTGTTGTGCTGGTCCGCTGCTGGTGCTGATTGTCTCCGCCCGTCCAAGGTGTGAACCATGGCCCAGCAGTTGCCACTTCCGTAGGGAAACAACCCCGTTCTGCTTCCACCCGGACAGGGAAAATGGCATCTCCACCACGCAAAAAGCACTGATACGACAAGTATTTTCTTCTGATTTTCATCATGTACAGCCATGAATTTCCCAAGGCAAAAGCAACGTTACGCGTCGTAAACATAATATTTATAGTTTACTGTAATTATATATAATATAATAATAAAATAAATAAATAATAATAGGTGGATACGTTCATTGCGTACCCACCTGTTTTATTATTCTGTTTCTGACGTGTCTACTGGTATTGCGTCCATGATTTTCTTCTGTGCGTCTGTGGCATCCATATCCTGGAACGGTGTGTTAGGTGTAACCACGACCTCTTGTTGGTCGACGTAGGAATGATTATTCTTAAGCAGGAACAGGGCCGGAATTGGATTTATGCGTCCATTCTGCATCATTGTGACAAGTATATTTTCGTTGATTTCACGGCCTTTTTTTATAGCGTTGCGGACTGATTGCGGT